TGGTACGCCTAATCTTAGAGATCGTCAGGCAAATACAACCTTCGCCATCAAAAAAACCAGCTAAGTATTGAGCAGAAATCATTAGTTAATCCTCCCCCCTCTACTTACCATAAGCCGGTTTCCTCTTTTTCTTTTTCTTCTTTGCCACTTTAACTCCTATAGAATCTAAATATTTAATGAGAAGTGGCATCTTAGAATCTCCGACATACCACTCCAAACCCAAAGAATTATTTATTAGAACTACGTTACCGGGCATTATTTACCTCTCTTGTTACCCAACACCGGATGGCCGCCTTTAGGCTTACAGATAAGGCGGCCCTTACCCGATCCTTTTGTTACGGTTCTAATCTTAGAACCTTGCTTCGCTAATCATTTTTCAAATGCCTTGGGCATTAGTGGATTCTGCCTTGATTGAGGCCAGAAATCTCAACACGAATATCCTCAATCTTATTTAGGTTGGGATTAAGTTTCATCGCCCCAACCCTCTGTTGATATTTGCGAGACAGTATCGCTAGGGTTGCTTGCTCACGCTTAGTAGTTAGGTAAGGCATTAGTAATCTCAATACCGATTCAGCCTGTTTGGAAGCGGCTCGCCATTCCCAGCGTTGCTTCCCCTCCGGCCCCTCTCCATAGTGAGCTAATGGCCGGAGGGAGCCTATGTTCAATATTTCACGAACCCTCTCCAGGCTGGCAAGATGCGTATTAGTAATCATCAATCGAAGGCTATAGGTGGGGATCAGTTTTAACTGTTTTTGCTTCCCGTTATAGTCCCTTTTTAGGTGGACACACCCTTCGCCATCAAAGAAACCAGCAGCCCAAGCTAGATCGGTTTTTCTCATAATTCCTCTTTATTATCAGCTAACTGAGGCACCTAAAACGAAGCGCCAATCGATCCAGGCATTGCCCCAACGGCTGTAGACACGCCATTTTCCAATTAACGTATCAAAGTCCTCTACGAACGCAAACTCACCTTTCTCTTTATCAATCCACACCAATCCACGACCACCCTTCATCAACGCACTATCAGTCATAAACCAGTTGTTAGTATCGGTAAGCCAGATATTTTCCACTACTTCATACTGACCAAAGTGGACACTGGCGGCGTTGTTAGCATTATCAGGTCTGCCCTGTGATCCCACGATCTCAAAAGCAGTTTCGTAAAGATCGGTAGGAACGTGAAGGCCGTTAGGGATAATATTAATCGTTTCCGCACGATCCCCAAGGAAGCCTCTCATCTGGATTCTAGCCGCAGTTACAGCAGTGGTAGACAGAGCAGTAGTTACTAGATTATCGAATCCACTAGCTGTGCTGGCACTAGAAGTAGTGGTGTGTGAATTTGAGCAAAGGGCAACGCCTTCACTGTGGGTATAAAACAGGGAATCGGACGTAAAAGCCTGATTCCAGGGTCTAGCAGCATGGGTCTGACGGAGCCTGTATAGGGAAGCCGACAGTGCCTTGGGTTTCTGTTGAATTACGTTATGAAGCCCATCATCAAACAACCTCCGCTCGATCTGAATACCCGCCCCAAACTCCAGCGGAGTAATTGCGACATCAAAACCCTGATTAACATCATCATATTCAATTGCTCCCGAAAAACGTGGAATAACACCAATCGTCCCAACTGAGCTTACCCGCTCGGTCTGGAGCTTAGAACTCATCATAGCAAAGAAGCGGTCCAGAAAGTCAGGGGCTTGGGTATATTCCTCATCAAAGATGCGCTGAAACTGAGGGTTTAGCACATCTGCAAATGCTGAACTTAACAAAGCCATTTTTTACTCCTAGGTTAAGAGTACGTAGCCCTCATAGGCCGCTACGCTGGCCCTTAGATTACGCCTCGGCAACTTCCGCTGTGACGCTGATTGCCTTGTACGCATGATCTCGCCAGAGATAATCCATAAAACTATCGGTGGCACTACGCAGAATTAGCCTATAGCAATAAATTCCCCCCCCGGTCCCAGAAGCAATAGTTGAGTTACACTCAGTAAACAAAGTAGAAGTCTGCATATGGGTAAACCCATCGTTGGTGTTCGATCCCACACCGGGCTGCTCATTCCACGGACACATCAAGAACCGATCTGTAGTCGTAAAAGTAGTCTCGCTCCCCGTGGTAGTTGTCACACTGGTACTGACAGTAGTAGCGGTAATATAATGAACATCCTGAATAGGACATTCCTCGCCTTTAGACTGAAGCCTCCAGAATGTTCCCCCATCCATGTCTGAGTCATCAACATCAGCAGATGTGACAACCGTTGAGGACGATGCTGTATTAGTCATAATCGTCAGGGCCGTCCCTTCCGAAGCTCCATTACTCATTAACCCCCTAACAATTTGATCGGGGCGAACACTGACACTCTCTATCGCAACAGCTCCCGCCGACGGGGTAGCATCAAAAGTAACAACGTCATATCCAATCCCTAGGGCCATAGCGAAACCACCGACAGCGACGGGGATAATTTCCACATTAGATCCGGCCTTTAGCCCTACACCAACATTTGCTATGGAGGCAGAGACTTTATACTGACGTATGATCTCCGCTCCGCCTGATAAATGCCCAACAACTCTCATGGTTATTCTCCTATAGTGATTTAACGCCCCTGGCTTTCATTTTGGCCCGCCATGTAGCACGGGCTTCACCGGGGTCTACGCTAAGTTGTTTCCAATATTCTTCAGCAATAAGAAATACACCCCCACCAGTATCTTCAGTACGGCACTTACAACTATTGCAGACACCGTTAGCTACATAACCGCTGGTCTTGCCAGTAGCGTCTGGAGTGTATTTAATACGATACTTATTGCGTTTAGGATTGAAATTTTTTCTGCACCAGGAACAAAGGAGAATACCCTTGCGAAGATCCGATAAGTCACAAATCCATGAAGAGGCACTTTGATACCCGCTCCTTTTAACATTGGATTGTCGGCCTGGATGCTCTTGAGCCTTTAATTTCTCTACTTGAGAGAATCCCTCGCCTATCCTGTGATATTTCGGAACAACGACTATGCTCAACTCTTTTTCCTCGCCCTGATGAATTTGGCTTCTGACTCACGTTCCTGGACAGATGCCCCTCTCTCATCCCAATACTTTTTCTGCCTAGCGGAAATATCGCCAAAGGGATCTTTCTTTCCCCCACCGCCAGTTTCTATTCCACCACCGGCACCATCCTCGGAGTGATGATCCGATCTGATTTTGCCCATACCGGCCCTACGCTTAAAGGTTTCCACTGTCCCAAACACCTGTCTGAGAGCAATCCTTTGTGTACGTTGGTCAGGAGAATAGCCTTCGCCTATCAACTCATTATAAGCGGCCTTGATCTCACCCATCCTGGGATGCTCACCGGTAGCTAGGTCAGGTGCTACTGCCATGTATTGATTGACCTCTTTGATGGCTGATGCCATCTGATTAGTGTAAGCATCGGTAAGCTGCCGCTCACTCTTCTCCTTGGTCAGTTTTTCGTTAGTGGTTATTTCCGCTAACGCCTTGAGAGCCTCAAACTGATCTAACTCCCCAGCAGTATATTTCTCCCGAATGACTTGCTCGGTAACAGGGGCATTAGTAGTGGTAGTAGTAGTAGTATTGTTTCCCTGGTCCATAAGCCCCGCTAACTGACCCTCCAATCTAATACGGGCTTCACGTTCCGCATCCCGATCACGCTCGGCTTGTCCCATGCGAGCATAGACCTGATTGAAACGCTTTCCTCCAGGCTCCAGGGGGTGTTTGTTTTCACCTTCACCCTCAGTACCCTGGGTTGTGGTATCTTCTCCGGTGTCACCCTCTCCGGTTGTATCAACCGTGGCGTTTGAGTCCTGGGTGTCGGTAGACTGCGTGGTAGTCTCTGTTGTATCTTCCACGATAATAACCTCCTGCATCGTTAGGCACGATGAAGCCGCAGGTATTTACCCTGAGTTATTATCAGCAGTAAAAGAACGAATCAGTAGCAGGAAAACAGTAGTATTAAGCAGTAGGGGGTGGTGGAGGGGGAGCGGTATCTTCGGCTCTAAAGATTATAATAGCTTTAAGCATACGGGAGCCACGATCACCAATCCATTCCTCATACCGAAACTTACCCTGTAGAGTAGCAGTAAACTCTTCAACTTGTCTTTTAATAGATTCGACGTTAGGCATTAGCTCGCTTTCTTATTAGATTTCTTTCCCCCCTTAAGAACAGATGGGGGACTAGGTGTGCGTTTGACAGTACCGGGTTGCAACTTCTCAGGATGAGCGGTTGCGATATGAATGGGTTTGTATGTCGTGGTGTTTCCCGGCTCACCACTACGTCCTTCTGGTCTAGGCATCAGTTTCCTCCTTAATCAATAATTTAGCCGCCTCACCTTTATCTATCAACCTACTAACAAGATCAATAGATTCTGTCAATGCTAATATGTATTGCTGGTGTCCGTGAATCTTTACCCTTAAAGTCTGTATATCATCGGTTTTAAGAGAAACATTAAAGATCTCAAGAGTCAGGCGGGATAGAGCCTTCTCTTTAAACTCTTTAAGCCCCGTTAAATGATCTGCATAGAGCTTCCATCTAGGATCGCTCTTAATACCGGACATAGCAACCCCAACCTGATGCAATAGGCGGGCTTGCTCAGAGTTCTCGGTTTTCTTTGTCTCTATCTGTTTCCTCTGCCGTTCTAAAAATTGTTCGTATGTGGGCATTATTTTTTCCTCGGAAGATTAAATAACTTTTCTGGCTCAAACGCCTTTCTCTCGCCCGCTACAAAATCACCCAAACGTCGAGCCGACGTTTTCTGTACGCCGGTTAATGATTTAGTTCCTATGGCTTTTAGCGTATCCAAAGCAGCCTCATCAGTGGTAGTAAACAATGACTTAGTTGCCTTACGAAGATTGCTCCCAGATAACTTTATTATGTCATCTACTGCTTTAGGTGCTATTTGATCTAACTCATTTATTATGGCTAAAAACTCTTCACCTGACACGCTCTTGCCTAAATTACTACTAAGATTCCTTCTAAGAAGATCCAAGAAATCATTACCCCTAGCTTTTGTAAACTTAACAAGTTGTGTTACTGAACCTTGAAAGTTCGAGATAATCCTTGAAGAGCTGGTTATACCAAGGGTTTTTAATAAACTATTGTTAAATAAGTTTTCTACAATAGAAGCAGAATTTTTGCCAAAAAAATTCATTACTGCTGCAATTGGCATAGTACCAATGATTTGATTGATCTGCTCTGGGCTTACCTCCAGCGGCCCCACCCTCTCCCTAAGCACCTGCCCTATTGTCTTATCGGAAGTTACATTAAATAATTTTTCAGCGTGAGTAGGCATTATCCATTAGCCCCCGAATCAGGAGTTAGACCACCGCTATTCTGAGGTAATTCAGGCTCTTGCCCGACAGCCCCTTCAGCACCGTTACCACCCGGCTGCTGCCCTAACTGAGTCTGTAGCTGCTGTGCGGCTTGAGCCATCTGCTGTTGCTGTTGCTCACGCTGTACTAATTGCCCTACTTGCTGCTTATACTGTGCATATATCTGTAACTGCTCCGGCTCCAAGCTGCCAAAATCGTCACTATTCTCAAACTCAATAAGAGCCTGTAGGTGAGGCAAGGCTCCCTCCAGGGGAACACCTTTCGGAACCTCATTAGCCGAAATAGCACTTAGAGCCTCTTCTGCCAGGATCTTAGGCCCACGGGACTCAGGATTAGGAGGATTCAAATACCTGTCCTCATCCTGATCTATGGCTCCAGCATAGTCCCTCATTAGCCGATAGATGGTATCCGGGGTAGCTAGTCCCAATTGAAGGGTAATAGGAGATATGAATACGGCCATTAGCCGTTCTAACGCCTGTGACAGAACTTGCCGGTTGGTATTAAACATGGTTGCCCTGAAGTCGAAATCCATGTCAGCATCAATCTGCTCCGGTGAGGCCGTATCATATATCTCTTCCCCCTTTTTTGGCACACCTAACATCCTGAATTCTTTGTCTTTTGGTAAATTGACTCGATTTAATCTATGGAACATAGAGAAAATCTGCTTTATTCCAACAAAAAGACGACGGAGAACCTGCTCCGCCCTTACATCCCCCTGCTGAAGTAAAGCCATTGTGGTCCCCGTAGTCCTTAGTGCAGATGCCTTACCGGGGGGCACCCGCCCTAACTGGACATCCGATACCATAGTCAGACGTTCTATCTCTTGTTGGACAAGCTGCATGGTATTAAAGGCCCATACGTTGTTGGTATTGCCCCATTGGGGGAAGAACACATCCTGTTGGGGATTATCCAATGGGTAACCATCCCCAGGGGCTAACCGGATTACCTCCGGCTGAATGGAACTAGCCGCACGGTAGAAGAAAAAGGGCGTATTCCGAATCTCTCCCCAATCAAGGTTCAGATCCATTAGTGTCTTGAATATGTCGTATAGAGGCTCTATTAGCTCCGGTAGCCCTACTCCGTATATCTGGTTAGTAACGGGAATAAACCGGGCTTCCGCTACCGGTCTTTTTACCGGGATTCCCGGATAAAGCTCAGTCAAGAATCTGGCACGGGCTAATCGCTTAGTCTGCCTGTGAACGGTAATAATAACTTCTTCGTCGTATCCGTCCCCATTCAAGTCATATGCCCCGTACCACTCGATCATTTCCTGCGGTCTTAAGGAGGGTTGCTCTTTCTGGTCATCAGAGGAAGGCGGTTGTTTAATGTATTGAGGCTGTACCCCCAATAGCTTGTCTTTCTGCTCTTTAGGCCGCTCATCCTGTACCCCGGTGTTAATACTGTCCCTGGATAGCTTGATTTGATCCCAATCATCCTTGGTCAGTAAATCGTAAACACCCGTATCCATACGCCTTTTAATGGTACTAAGGCTTGCCCTACCAATTCGGGAGAAATACGGGGCACCGTGAGGATTCTCTCCTGTAGGTGGCTGAAGGTTAGCAGAGCGAATAGGGGCTACAATATCCTCGATATTCTCTACCGTAAAGGCAGGGCCATCTGAGGTAACAACCTCCCGATGAAGATGAACTTCGGTCTTACCATCCTCCCTCTCGTAGAATTGTAATCGAGCCTTGCGCTCGACCCCTTTATCATCTAAGACAAGTTTCCAAGTCCATCCGTCCCCAATAGGCTCCTTACTGACAACCTCTACTCCATCGGGAACAACGACATCTACCAAGGGGGCAAATTGCAACTCAGGTTCTAGGAATGGGTCTAATGGCTGGTCTAATATACGGACATCACTGATGGTCTGTTCTTCCCTGTTCCAGCGAATATGAGCAAAGACAGTACCGTCATTGACGAAATTGGCAGCTAGATCGTCTATCTTGGATGTACCGTCCTGCTCTACAAACATCTGCCAATCGAGCAAGCTGTCTATTCTGTCTTGTTTTTTGTAGTTACGTCTTTGCAGAGCTTTTGAAGTGATAACGGGCCGAAAGCCCATAATGGCGTTGAAAATGGCAGATTGGACCCTAAGCGACGATGTAGCCATGATAGGTGCCCAGACGTTACTAGAGCCGGGCCAGGGCCAATCTTTAACAGGTAGCCATCCCCTCCGTTTTGCTTCACGATCAAGACGCATCCCCATCCATGTTTCCCTTTCAGAAAGGTCAGCATCCAACCTAGAAATGACATATTCAGCCAGCTTTGTTTTATCTATCTTGAAACTTCGTTTACGTCTTTTTCTTGGGGGCATAGGCTTAATCCAAGCTGGTTATAGTATTGCCTCCCGTTTCGCCACTTGCTAGGACTCACCTCTTTATCCTCCAATCTCTTAATAAAATTGCAGTTGGCACAAAGAATCTGGAACTCTATAGCCCCTACCTCTAAAATGTGTTTGTAATAGGCAGTATCAGAAACAGCCTTTTTACGGTCACGGACTCCACCCCCATGAATGTGATCTATCTGAAGTGCCCGCTTATCAGAATACCCACATTTAACACATTCGTGCCCTAACAAGTCAAAGACCTGTTCACGATAACGCTGTATGCTAGCTTTAGCCCCAGCGAGTCGGGCGAAACGCCGATCTGCTATATGACGTTGATGGTATCGTCGGCTTCTCTCTGACTCCATAGTTCTGCTCCATACTATGTTCTCTGGCCCGAATATCTCTACGGCGAATAACTTGGTTCCCCATTTTTAAACCACGAAAAGTTAAGGCGGCGTTGGCAGCATATCCCCCTAGGGTTGGAAAATCGTCCCATTTTTGCTTAGGCATAGGTTTCGGATCTTTCTTATCGCTGGAATATCGAGTCCACTCATCCCATGAATACTTTAAATACTGAGAGTTAGTCTTAGGACACAGGGTAAATATATGAAATCTAGGCTGTCCGGTCTTTTTATCAGGTTTAAATAAATGCCGCAATCGTGTCCTGGCAGTCTCCCGGTTGTCATCGGCCAGATCACAATGAAGCCCTACGGCATCGAACTCATCCCTCACAACCCTGCCTTGCCTGGACTTGGCAGAGTTAGCAGGGGCTAGTGCCATATTAGGGTCTATGATTCGTTTGTAGGTATGAATCCTATGATCCCGCTCTACCCGCCATACCGCCTCCTTAACCACCGATGGCTCATCGTCTATCTCTAATTCCGCTACCTGAAACATATCATCGGAAGGAGAGATGGCTATCCAGCAAATACAATGGGGTTTGCGTGGATGGGGATCTAGGAACATGACTGTGGGCCAAGTAAATGCTTGCTCAAAAGGAGGTATATAGTGGCAGAACTCAGTAACATCAAGAGAATCGCAAGTAGCACAACGATCCCCGCTTTTAACGATGATAATATCATTACAATGAAAGCACCAAAGTTGAGGACGATCAGAATAAATTGGATAAATCCTGCCCGACAAGTGAAGAAATCTTCCATGAAACCTTACCTCCTGCTCTGTCTTAGATAACCCCTCTGCTATCTTTTCTATGTCTGCCGGATCAATGATTCTGTTATCTTCGGTGAATAAAGTAAAGCTATCAATATTGGGATCTTTCTGAGGACCGGGCAGCCCCCGCTCGTACAGAGTATCGTAGATCCAAGCAGAGTCCCAGGCGGCCCCTTCGTCATCGGGGGGAGTCATAGCCATCGTGATCCTACCGCCAACGTCCATGATCCTCAGTTTATTCTCCCGGTAAATACCGTGCTTTGGCCCTTCGTCAAAGTGAATAATATGGAACGATCCTCCTGAGAAATCCTGCACATCCTGATCGTAAGACATCATCTGGCAAGTAGAGCCGTTAGCAAGGGTAAGAGTACGATGCTTCTCGCTCCAGGACTTAGACCAATCGCCGTCTATGAGCATATGGGGCGGTATCCATCCCCAATGACCGTTAGGCCCGCCTATCGGCTCCCTGCCGTTCCACTTCCACCACTGGAGCTTAGGCTTGATAATAGGGTCTAAAACAGTAGTTAGGGACTGACAAACAATACGGGCACGAATTGGCGGGCGGATCTTAACGGCGGGATAATCCTTCTCCAGCGATAGAGGGACAATACCGGTCATCTGAATAGATAACTCGGCAAGGGAGGTATCTGTCTTGGCACTACGGTTTCCGCCCGTAGCGATAGACTGCTGTGTGGTAGACAGGTGAATGAGCCTAGCCCTAGGACTTACCGCCTCATAGAAAACTAATTGGAATTTCTTTCGCAAATCATCCCGATAAGACTGAACCTTATCGGCCAACTCTACTCGATCCTGCTCCGGCAGTAACTTTATTTCTGCCGGGGTGAGATCAATTGCTTGTTGGATGTCCATTGATCTTGTCTACTTCTGATTGTAAATATTGCCGCCGCCCGGCTGTATCGAATCCAAAACCATCGGTATCCCAATAAAACTCCCGCCGCTCTCTATCCATCTTAGTTAAATTCCAAAATTCAACATATATAGGAGAGCGATAACCCAAACGTCCGTGAATAGACATAATACGGATATACATTTGTAGGGGCCATATATGCCATGCAAACTCAAATCCCCTGTCAAAAACCCAACTTATCCAAGCCCCCGAAAGACCTGCACCCTCCCGTGTTATAAATTTAGTATGCGTCAAATGGAGAGTACGACCCCCTCTTGAAAAACAACCGCCGGAATCACCCGGTCTATGATAGAAGCTCATGGTTTCAACTCCTTAGTAGATGCCCATTGTAGAACTTCACCACAGAGACAGTGTACGGAGCCGTTACGATGCTCCTCACAGTAGATCTTCCCACATTGGCAGATAAGCGCATCTGCTTCAGGGGGTATCCAATTACCACAGATCAGACATATCATGTAAAGACAGTGAAAGTCGTGTTGGTATCGGCTGTCGTCGTAGTAGTTCCATCGGTACTATCAGCATAACCGGAAGTTGTGTAAGTGAATGGGGGATATACCGGAGGATTCCAGGGGAAATAACCGTGATAAGGCTGGGGAGAAACGTATAAAGGAGGTAGGGGTAAATAAACAGGCGGTGGCGGCGGTGGCTTAGGCTCCCCGCACGTTGGGCATCGGCCACAAGTGGGACAAGGTTCAACTTTTATCGCTATTTCCTTTTTCTTTTTCATTTGTCTCCTCCGTTTTGTATAACGCCCACCGCCAATCACGCCACGGTCCCCGTTTAAGGGTCTGCTCCGTTCTTTCCGTATCTTTTGCAGCTTTTCTCTCCGCATTTATATCGTTCCACGCTTGGATTATAAGTTTCCCCCAATCTTGCTCCCAATCTAATTTCATATTTCACCATCTCCTTATGGCATACGATACAGATTATTGGACGGGGTTTAGGCATCAATCAATTCGTAAGTTTCTTTAAATATATCCGGCTTGCAGGGGTAAAGTTCTCCCTTGATCCCCTGAATTATCCAATCATCAAAATCGATTCTATGCACTCCTTCAAGGGTTCCACAGACCAACTTTTCGCGCTCTGGGTCATCAGGATCAATCCACACGGCTCCCTCGCTTGGTTCACGATTCCAGGCTTGGTTTAACCAATTGGGCCATTCTGAGTTGTCCCGCCTACGTTCTCTAGTCATTTGAAATGCTTCAATCACAACAGGTTTCTTGCGGTACTTAGACATCATCCCCCCGGCGGCATTAGCGATTTGGAAAGATTCTCGGCTAGCTTATCAAGTTTCTTAAGATCGTATTTATAAACGTGAGAGATATTCTCAGTGGACTCCCCTGCGTCCAACCTTTCTTTATCCCGTAGAATCCCAAACACAATGGCAGCTTGAGGAGCAGAGGAATAAGGTAGGGCAATTTCTATCTGTTGTAGAGCTTGATTGGCAACAACAAGAGCTTGAGCTTGCATATTGCGCTTGAGGGTTTTGCGATGTTCCGTGAACATCTTGTCATCCTTCAAGCGCTCCTGCCATACGGGGTCGTTCATAACCCGCTCAATCGTTTGCTGAGAACAGTGTACTTCTCTCTTGATTTGAGCTTGCGGTAACTGCAACTCCCCCGCCATCATCTTGATTTTAGCAGCCCGCTGGTAGGTGAGTTTATGTTTTGGTCCGTTTTTTATAGGCATAAGCGCAAAGCCGCCTAGGTTCTTTCAAAAAGGGGGAAAGTGACATCCAATACAAGATGGGTGCCCCCTAAGCGGCTCTAATAGGAATTTTATAGACTAAATAGCGGGAATGTCAAGTTTAAGTTGCTTGAGGGCTTCCAATTTCGTGATAACTCGCGGCGGCAGGAACCTCAATTCGGCATCTAGTATTGCTGTTATGCCCGCCTTCAGCCTCTCCACTTCCCGGCCATCTTTCAGGGAAATACCGTTCTTGCAGTAAGGACATTTCATGGCAACTCAACCCGGCGGATGCTTATACTGAGCGAAGGTATATTCCACCTCTATTCCCACAGGGTACCTTTGCGGGAACAGGGCGGCAGTTACGCAGTAAGACTATAGTTCATCCGCCAGGGTCAATCGCCTTTAATGTGGCAAGAACAACCGCAAGCGGGGAGTCCCGCCTTCTCCCTAACATCTTTCTTAACCTGCCGAAGAATCTCCGCAATAAACATTGGCGACATCCCTAGTGTACTGCCCATGCCTATGTATTTACTCATTAAGTGCATATCCTCCTCGGAGTATGCTTCAGCTAAACCGGACAACCAGGTTGTTAATGTATCCATCACCTAGCGTCATAGTCAATTTCACTAGCGGTAAACTCGTACCTACAGGTAATACATTTCACCTTTGTCCCTACGGTGAATCCTCCCAGATATCCATGCTTCTCCTGCCAATCCGTTTTGGTGTAACGAGAGGAAAAAGCAAAGTAATACCCGTGACACTCTGGACAAACAAGATCTAGTGTTCTGTCGGGCATTTATGATTATGAAGCAGGTTAAGAAAGATGTTAGGGAGAAGGCGGGACT